TTGCAAGCATACTAATCCCACGTAGGTCTAGTGTCTGGAAAATCAGCGGTTGAAGGCCAGTTTCTTAGTTTTACCCTATAGCTATTTAGGGTGTCCTTTTTAGGGTGGTCGTCTAAAAGTTTAAACGTATCCGTTGCAAGAAGCTCGTCGTTTCGCCAAGCCCTCTCAAGGACTTCTTTCGTAGGTATGTTAGGGACTACTGGATCTACCCATGCCTCATAATAATCAAAGTTTGCCTTTATCCAGTCTTCGTCCCCTATGACATTGGGGTTGGTTACGTTGCCATCTTTATCTTTTATAACCCAGTTGCTACCAGTCATCTTATTAGCTCCTATTTATTGCGGGAGGTATTGGAAAAGAACAACCCCAACACCACCTTTAGAAGAGGTACCTCGGCCATTACCGGCAGTGTTGTTAGTAGGTCCGCCGCCGCCGCCAATCCCACCATCTTGCCCTTTGCAATAATAATATTGATTACCACCGGCAGTAATGTATGTCTTTCCACCGCCGCACAAATCGCCCGCCGGTGCTCTGACGGATTGACCAAAACTCCCGCCCCCTTGGGACTCAAAGCCGACACCGCCTTGGCCCCCACAAATTTGACCAAACCCTGAAGCGGCAAACCCACCGCCCGTAGCATCGCTACTATTTCTACCGCCCGTACCTGACGCTCCCGTACCGTATACTCCAACAGACCCACCGGCTGAAGTAGTCCCGTCCCCCCCAGTGTTATTTACGTCCCCGTTAGATGCGGTGCCGCCATTGACAGCGGTGCTATTATTGCCTCCCGCGCTTCCGCCGTTAGCGGTTAAGGTTGCGCTCAAGTTACCCCCTGCAACCGTTGAATTTCCACCCTGACCGCCTACTACTACAGTAAAGCTGTCGCCAGTTGATACTGCAAGGCTTGTTTTTTTGCAATAACCTCCCGCCGATCCGCCTACTCCGGTGTTTGTTCCACCGCCAGATCCATTCCCGCCACCGCCAATAACATGAATACAAACATTGCCAGTTTGTAGAGCAACATAAGTTTGACTTTTTGTTAGGACAATCTGAGGTAAAGTGTCGTTACCTCCTAATATTACTGCCATTTTAAATCTCCTTTAAATTTCTAAGAACCCAATTGTACTGTCAACAAAAACAAGCTGAGTGGCTTTTCCACTTGGCAGTGTTCCATCTTCTGCAACAGAATTAATTTTCTGTGAGTTGCGACCCAATGTAACTGTTCCACCACCTGTAGCTTTCACGATCACTGTATTTCCTGCACTAGCACTAGCAGGTAAAGTTATAGTAACTGCACTTGAACTATTAACAATTATCTGATCGCCTACTAAGGCTGTATATGCACTTGTTTTTACAAGCCATGAATTATAAGCACCGCCAACAGTTGCAAATGACAACACTCCAGAACCATCAGTGGTTAATACCTGACCATCATCACCATCAGATGAAGGTAAGGTCAGCGTAATATCTGCTGTAGAAGCAGGGCCGATCAACGTGACCTTGTTTGTACCGTTGTCTGAGTCCTCAAAAAACTCAATGAACCCTGCACTTGTCGCACCATTTTTAAGCTGTATCCCTGCATTGGCTATGGGCGTTGTTAGAGTTGGTGTAGTCAGTGTTTTATTAGTAAGGGTGTCGGTCGTTGTCTTGCCAATCAAGGTATCTGTGGTGGCGGGCAGCGTTAGCGTGATGTTGCCGCTGAATGCGCTATGTGCAGGAGCTAGTATTCTTGCATAGTGCGCGTTGCTCTGCTCACAATAGAAGTCAATGTAAGACTGCGCCCCACCATTTTTTATTTTAATTGCACCTTGAGAAATAACAACGCCATTAGTTGAGCCGCCGGACACACCAAGGGTTCCGGCAATTGTCGCGTTTGTTGTTCCGGTTGGAATCTGTAGTACAGCCGCATCGGCATCATTCTTAATGGTAACGTCATTGGTGCTACCCTGACCTGTTAGGATCAAGCCTTCAGCGGCTGTAAATCCAAGTGCGGCTCCATCTCCTGCCGCCGTGTCGCCAGTAGCCTTCAAGGTTCCTGCGGCGGTAAGATCACCCGCAACTGTTACATTGACAGTGCCTGTGGGAATTTCCAGTACATCGGCATCAGCATCGTTCTTTATAGTAACGTCATTAGTCGAGCCTTGGCCTGTAAGTATTAAGCCCTCTGCCGCCGTAAAGCCTAAAGCGGCTCCATCTCCTGCCGCAGTATCTCCCGTTGCTTTTAAAGTTCCCGCCGCAGTCAAATCTCCCGCAACTGTCACATTGACCGTGCCGGTTGGAATCTCAAGCACATCCGCATCAGCATCATTTTTAATTGTTACATCATTTGTAGAGCCTTGACCTGTCAGGATAAGACCTTCAGAAGCGGTAAAGCCCATTGCAGCATTATCTCCTGCCGCAGTGTCTCCCGTTGCTTCGACAGTCGATCCCGTGATCACGCCAGAGGTGGTAAAGGTAGTACCGGCTAAAGTTCCCGCAGTAAGTGCAGTGACTGTTAAATTAACATTTGCATCTGTAACCGTGGCTCCTGAACCGCCACCGTTAAACTTAATAACATAGTCTCTTCCTGCCAACAATTCAAAGTCGTTACTAGCGTTATACGTGCCTTGAAAAATTAAAATAGAACGACTGCCGCTTAAACTATTCCGCACATGAACAATTTTCTCAGCATTATTTGGCGTTAGTTGAACGTAAACCGTACCGCCAATATCCCCGCCATCTACAAACTCAATATACTTATTACGTCCGTTAGAAACAGCCCCATCGGTAATTGGTAAAGAATTTGGAGAACCCGTTGAACCCGTAGCAGACAAAGTTATTGCAATGATACCGTCAACCGCTTGGTCAATTATGTCGCTATTAGTGTTAACAGTATCGCCCCAAGTACCGGATTGTTCGCCTGTACCGGGCTTCTCAATACCTAAAAAAGTTGTATATGTACTAGCCATTTTTTATCATCCTTACGCTACGACCATTTCGGTCCAAGTAGTAGTTGCATCCGGTATTACTCGACCCCAAACTATCGCGTTTCCTACCGAAGCATTAGCTTGAAGACCGGACACGCTTATCGATACTCCGGTGCCTTCAAGAACCTCTACACCATTTACCCTTGCTACCGTAACTAAACCTGTTACTGGAGCAAACTCGGTATTAAAAATTATTGATACGGACCCTATGCCAGAGGTAGAACTAAACGCAGGAGAAGCTACACCATTACCCCATGTGGAAGCATTCCACGATTGAGTAGAGGAGTTCCATCCTTCAAACGCTGTTACCGCATTAGCCATTAAGCTATCCGTATAATCGCATTAGTAGCATTAGCCGCGGGCATTTGAATAACAAAATCGCCCGAAGAAGATGATTTATCTGCTCCAAAATCCAATACCAATACCGCTTTATCACTTTGAGTGTCGTTATAAATTAATGCACCCCGCGCAGTAATCGTACTGCTACTATAAGTAACATCAGAAAAATCACAAAAAGCGGTGGTTCCCGAACTGGTAGGCGTTACGTTAGTTAACGCTGCGCCTCCGGTAGTGTAACCATTACCGTTAGCCACTTCATTTGATGTACTATATGCTGTCGTAGACGCATTTAGCGTAGCACTGTTTGTATACAAAGCTAATTTAAAAGTATTTGCACCGTTTGTGAAGTTATGTGTACCGGTCAAAAGCTCTGTTTTAAAGCTAGTACACATAAAATTTCCGTTAAAAGCCATTATAATCTCCTAATTAATTCAGCAAGTTGCGGCTGTCCTGCGTTTTTTAGTTCATTAAAAACGGTTGTTCTGTCGCTTTTAACCGCCTCTCGCAAATAAAAAGTAACTAACGTCTTCACTTGCTCTCTGTATGCTAGGGCCTGACCCTTTATTACTTCCGGAGCGTCTTCCGACACATTTATGATGTGATTTACACACCTTTCTGCAATTTCTTCCGGTGTAAAGCCTCTATTAGAACAGGTTTGTACAGTAACGCCAAAATCCGTGTTTAGAAAAACTTGATCCGTTAACATTATTGTTTAGCCCTTATTACCATTCCGGTCCGATACTCGTCTGTAACCTCTTTGGCCTCACCAAACATTTTCAAAGCATTTAATGCTTCTAAAAATCTTTTCTGGTATTCTTGTGTCATGTCCGCTTCGCCTTTCATGTAAGTATAGCATTCTACTAAACTTCCATAAAGTAAGGCCACTTCTGCGTTATCACTTAGCCATGTTGTCCCGGAGTCCAATCCTGCGGTCAAACTTGTGGGTCGGTAATAGTAGTGTAGCTCTGCCGTGTAGTTAGAATCAGGAGTAGGCCCTACTATAAAGCTAGTTACATCAAACAAGGCATAACATCTTGGTGTTCCAGTAGTGGTTGAGTTAGGGTTAAATGCCTGAACAAAGTCCACATCACGGTAATCTAAAAATGTCTTGGAGCTATTTTCTGTTACAGCACCATTAGCGTCTGTAGGCTGAATAGAAAAAGAAAATGGCGCTAAAAAATCGGGGGGAACCGGCAAGAACTCATTGCTTTGTGTAAACGACGCTTGAGCATTCTTGCGGAACAAAGACAATTGAACATTTTTGAGAATGCGCTCTTCCGCTTGTCGGATAAACAACGGCAGGTTAGATACAAAACTAGTCTCGTCATTTTCCGTGTAGTCTTGTAAAGCTGTTTTAAGCGTTCCGAAGGTAAAGCTCATATGATTACCGTAACTTGTCCAACACTACCCGTGGCTTTTAACGGATTGGGAGTTAAAGAATCGTCCCCCCTAAACCCAACAGGGTCAAATCCATATTGAATATTGCGTTGTTCTTCTAAACCTGTTTGAGGACGAGCGTCTTTTAATGCTTGAGGATCACTAACTTTTCTAAACGGACCCAATTGAGGTTGCTTGGGCTCATACTCGTCTTTTCCGACTAAAGCGCCGTTCCACTCCTTCCGCATATCTTTGTAACGATAACGAAACCCCGACCTGTCCGAAATAGCGTAAGCATGTTTTC